GGTTACTGAAGATCCTGTTAAAACACCACTCCCAATAGCCCACCCAGAATCAAGTGCCCATCCTGTTCCACTTGACATATCTCCATTAGTAATTAACTCATCCCCATAGAATGTAGAAGTGCCGTGGTTTTTAAGATTAATGCCTAAAAGAGATATATTAGATATAGTACCTACAAATCCATTTTCGTTAAATTGAAGATTGCCTTTAGATGCATTAGATTGTAAATAATAAGTATGAGTTCCATTTTCACCACTTATATTTTTAGTCCCAAACGCAGAATTTCCACCAGCTAATCGTAATTGAACAGAGCTCCCACTGCCACTTGAATTAGTAATTGTATATGTAAGCTTGTAAGCATAAGATATAGATGCTGACATTATGGAACTTTGTATTATAAAACTTCCATCTCCAGAAGTATATACAGTCCAAGTTCCAAGATTGCTGCTATCTTGAATCCAACCATTTGAATTTACAAGTGCAGTAAACCAACCTGGGGCTAACCCTGTATTAGGAGAAAGATTGTCAACTAATTCATCACTTAATCCAGTATTAGCACCATCCAATAAAAATGATTGATTGCCTCTATCTCCATCTTCCATAGGATACCATACATGAAGATTTGAATAGGCAAGAGATGTTCCGCTACGACTAGTAACTAAACTTTCAGGATTATTGTAATCATATAAAACCTCATCAGCAGTCCACACAGTATCCCATAATTGAAAGTCTGCCATTAAACCATCAAAGTATCGCCCAGTACCTTGTAGAGCTCCTAGTCCTTCAAAAGTCCCAAATGTTCTTGTCCCGTGAGCAAGTAAAGGATAGTCCCCTGCGGTGTCTTCTACACCATTAACATAAGCTCTGATATTGGCATTTGATTCAGTTCCATTTCTTTCAAATGTAAAAACTACACGATACCAAGTACCTTCATCCATTTGAATGCCACCTTCTTGCCAGTCAGCCCCGAAATGTGCATTAATATCAAATTTACCTGCAGAAACATCATCAAAGCCAAGATAAAGCCCTGCCATTGTACCATCAGTTAAATTTGCTCTATCTCCAATATCAGTCCCATTAATCCATGCTGCGACTGTAAAAGTTTCCATTTCACCTGTTGGTCCGAATCTAATAAGGTCACCTATTCCATCAAACTCTAATGCTTGACCTGTATATGGAGTGCCTGTTTGTCCTGAAAAATCAAATGGTGCCCAAGTAGTTCTGCCCGTAGTAATTACTCCAGGAGATGTTAAAGACTTTTTGCCTATAGATGAACCTAGTCCTAATTTAGGCATATCTTAACCTAGATATAAAATTGCTTTAGGAGAACCTGAAAAATCTACTGCAGTAAATCTACCATATATAGTCATTCCAGAAGGAATAGTCATAGTGCTCATAGCATTACCTGCTGTTCCTGGACCTGCTGCTGCTGGACCTGCATATTGACCACTTTCAGTTAATGTATTTGTTGTAAATACACAATCATCAATAGCCTGTATAGCTACTACAACTGAACCTGTTGGAGGAGTATAAGTATTTGTATCACTTACGAATGCTACTCCTGCTTGACCCATACTTACATTTTGAGCCTCTTGTACTGTATATCCTTGTATTCCACCTTTTTTTGCCATATTAACCTCCTGCCCTAAGGACTGACCGTCCGTGAATGGGCTTGTTTATTGTTATCTAATTGCACTACCGCTTGGTCCTAATATACGTGGACCTGTAATTCTGCTGTCTTCCCACCGCTCTAATTTAGAACGAAATTGTTTCATAAAAAAGTCCCATTTTTCTAAATCTCCATTTTCATATGACTCTATACCTCTTACATAATCGAGTAATGCTTTTTGTGCATATGAAGGTAATTCAATTTCTGATGAACTTTTAGGATTTGTAAAACTATTGATTTTAGATACGCCAAGGTTATCAAAATAGATAAACTCATCTGCACCGCTCATTGTTTTTATATCAAAAGCAAATGAAATTGAATCTTTTTGAGCTATAAAATCAAAAGAAAAATTAGCCCATCCTGCATCTATCGCTGAATGCTCTGACATATTAGGATGAAGCATACCTATAAAATTTGAGTCTGAAAGTAATTGAGCATTAACAAAATTGCTTGGATTAATACTTTCTATAGGAATAAATGGAATCCCTTCGTAGACGTTTGTTAACGATGATGCAATGCTATCAGTATCAATAATTTTAATAGGTATGATTGAATCTTCAAACGGATTAATGTTTTTCCAGTTCATAAAAACATCTATTGAAAATCTATATCTATTTCCTATCTCTAAAGATATTTGATCAGTATAAATAAAGTTAGAGCTGCCTATAGGTGTATTAGATATGCTAGTGTCTTCGCTTTTGTGAATTTTTAATACATCAGTAGAAATGTTATTGGTAAATAAGGCTGTTGTTTTTGTAAGAGAAATTTGATTGTTAACAATTATTCCTGCATCAGCAAGAAATTGAATTACACCAGAGTCAACAGAATAATCATGGAACCAATCAATAGATGACATTGAGCTATTTTCTGGAGGTATAATATTTGATTGTAAAACATCACTATCAATATTGTTAAAGCTTAATTCATTAGATAAATACTCAATTTGCAGTCCATCAGCAATAGTAGTAATTGGACTTTTCCAGGAAGATGGATCGGTAGCTATGTCTAACCCAGCATTTTCTTCGTACGTATAATTTAACCCGTTTCCAGAACCTGTAATATCTAATTCACATAAAGCAAGTTTTTCACCTCTTAATTGATATCCATATTTTTTACTTGATGCCATTAAAACCTCTTGCTTAAAGTTAATTTATAATCTTGCTTCATATCATCTGTATATGTATTTCTTTCTAATCTAGCTCCATAATCTTTATAATCAATATCAACCTTAAAATAAGAATCTTGTACAGCTTTTTCTAGTGCGCCCCCAGTTAATGTATTTGTTCTTTCATAAGTGCTCCACAATGTTTCACCCAATACATCTTTTAAATTAGAGAAAAAATTAAGCTCATAATCTCCTGCCTTATAATCAGCCTCAATAGGCATTGTTGCATATTGCTGCTGTATAGAGTCTATTCCTCTGCTTAATGAGTTATTCGCCATCTGCATCTGCCTCAAATACATCTCCTATTAGTCTAGGAACTTTAGAATATAAATCCTTTTGATTGTCTTGATTTTTAGCTTGTATATTTATAATTCTTCCACAGGATTTTGGTAAATCATAATATCGCTTATCTTTAGTTATATTCAATCTTATTCTTTTGATATTAACTTCAGAAACCATATTCATTTCTTCAATGCCATCTTTCATTTGAGAAATAACTTTAGTTTCATCTGTTCGTCCAAGTCTTTCCATAAATTCTTTTAATGTCATTATTGAGCCTCCTGTCTAGGTGGTATATTCATTAAACTTGCATACTCTTGTTCTAATAGAGCATAATGGTTTTTAAGCTCACTTGCTAACTCTAAATCTTCTTCATGCAATAAAAGTCTTTGCATTTCTCCCATTACAATATTCTTTGCTATATAAACAGCTAATGCTGGTATATAAGATGAATGAAAATTCTCACTAACTGAATATTGACCTACATTTTCAGGAATAGCAATGTATTGAATTTTCCAAGAATGATATAGTCCATAAGAAACTTGAGGAAATATTGTTACTACATAATTATAATCATCGCTATAATTTGCAAGTTCATCATTATCTCCATCTAGTGAGCCTATATTAGTATAAGATTCTACTGTATAGCCAGGATAAGATTCAGATACAAACTTTAAACTGTTAGGGTTTAAATAGTTGTCTTTATCCATTTCATTTAATCTAGTTGCAGTTTTCCATTTATTACTAGGATTATCAGGAACAAGAACAAATGTATCGATACATCTTTTTACGCTCATAATTTCCCAAGCATATAACCCTGTTGCATTATATCTAGACCATATTTCTTCATCTTCATTAACAACATTTATCTCTGTTATAAATTTCTGTAAATCTTCTTGTTTATATGTCTTGATTTTTTCAAGGATGTCAATAGCTCCTGCAGATATTAAATCTGAATATCCACTGGTAGTTATACCTTTTGTTTTTTCGTTTACTAAATTTTGTAAGTTTATTGACATTTTATTCCTTTAATAAAACCCACCCCCCCTGGGGAGAGAATGTCCACAGGTGAGGGGGCAGATTTATTTTGTTTTACATGCTATCAGTCAGTATCTAAGTCTACGATATCAGCAGCAACGCCACCAAATCCCATAGCATACCAAGAAGTACCATCTGTGGTTACTCTGATCCTTGCGCCAAGACTTGTCGCGCTTGCACCAAACGATATTCCATCGGTTGTAGCAGCAACAGCCTCTGTATGCCCTATTTCTACGGAATACATTAAGTCGCTATTATTAACAACTGGATCAGCTACAGCTATACCGCCTTGAGGAACACCATAACAGTTTACTTCAACTGCATCACCTACAGTTCTTAAAATAAACTCAGCATTCCATCCAGCAATATTGCTAGATAGTTCAGGTAGGCTGATAACATAAGCGCCAGATCCTTGATCAACAAAGAATATTTTGCCAGAATCACCACGCACTAATTGCTTAGTAGTAGTTATTGATTCAGCATAATCATTGTTCCAAGAAGCTTGACTGCCTAGTTTTGCGTTAGCCATCAGTTACCTCCTTATACAGTTGAGAATGCAAGTGAAGCATTAACTGCGCCTGTGCCTAATTCAACACCTCTAAAGGCTGGAGTCCATTCGCCATCTTTTTCACAAAAGAAAGCCCACTCAGCGCCTATAGCAGTTTGATTATTAGTTGCAGTTTGTGCATAAGTAATAGTATTATCAGCATCAGCAACTGCAACAATAGTACCGCCAGCAATAGCTACTGTTGGAGTATATTCACTTAAATATACAGGCGCCATTACAAGACCAGGTTCACCACATCCTGCTTGGAAATTCATAGTTCCCTGCTTGAATGTATCACCAGATGCGCATGATATTAACTGATTTTGACCACCATCTGCTTGAGCTGAATGCCTCATAACACATAAGGCTCCATATGTTGCAGCTGGAAGATATGTTTGAGCAGCTGATGTAGCACCATCACCAAGAGACTCGCATATCTGCCCATCAACTAAAGTTATACCACCACCGCCTAATAATGCTTTAGCTAACGTAGTATTGGCTGCTAATTGCATAGCAAGGTGACCAAAATTCCATGAATATAAACCAAGTTTATTTTCAATATATTTAGAATCACCTAGGTTGTTATCGAACTTATTTGATCCATACATTGGATTAGCCATAACTTAACCTCCTTAGGTCCAGAGAGCGTGACACTCAGGCATACTTAGCTCGAGTCCAGCTTCTGTTAAGATTAAATCAACTCTACGGTCGATACCAGAGTTTTCAAGTGTTTGCACACCTACATAAACTGAAGTATCTCTGTTGATACCGTTGCCTACTAGAGGACGATAATTTGCATATTTCATGTTGACACCCAACATCTTAACATTAGTTCCATCTAAGTGAATATTACGAGCAACATTCATATCACCATAAGGTGTTGAGAATGTAGTAATATCTACACCATACACTTTTTTCTTGCCAGACATAGCAAAATCAGCGCGCATGTTAGAAGAAATCTCAAGATTGTTTTTGAAGTATCCGCCTAATTTATGCATCCAGTTATATACAGCTGTGCTTACAAAGTAAACTGTAGCACTACTATAATTATAACGAGGATCCATATAGTTAGACATGTCATCTAAAAAGTCATCTGCAGTTTTAGTTGCGATGTCAAGTGAGAATTGGTTTCCATAAGTGCTTACATAATCAACTACACCTTGAGTAGTATAATGAGTATCACTTTGTTGACCAAATAACAATGAGCTTTCAATGTCAAACTTATGCTCTACTAACTTTTCTTTCCACACGCGAGCCCATTCATTAGAGTCATACTTTAATGAAGTTGCACGAGCAGTGTTAGTCATAGCACAGGTTGTTTTCCAAATCTGTGTACGACCATAGTTAGTTGAGTAAGGTTGATCTTTCCATGTCTCAGGATAACCAGATCCTTCAGCGTGAGCAGTACCAACAACATAAGAGCGTTTAGGCTCTAATGTTTCTGCAACACTCATTGAGCTAAGATCTTGAGCATTAATAGCATCTGTAGCACCATGATACGCTGCTAACTCTACTTCTAATGCTTCACCTTTAACTATAGTACACTTAAGTACTGCGGCTTCAGATATCGCATTAAGATCAACTTCTTCTACTTTACCGACTACATAGCCAGTAACAGCGCTAATAGCACCACCAGAAAAGCTTGCTCCAACACCATAAGGAATCTTAACTAATTGCCCTGGAAGGAAAAAAGCTGGCTGTGTGCCTGTAGCTAAAACCATTACATCGTTTGCTGTATTTCCATATACAGTTTGAATGTTTCCATTGCTTTTATAGTCTGAGCCCATAGCAAAATAGTATGTATCACCTTGGTCTAGTAAACCAGCTGCTACAGTAGCTTCATCAGTTACTGCGCCAGGTTTAGCTGCACCATGTGCGATTACATAGCCATATCTTTTATGCCATGAGTTTCTTTTCTCAGTAAATTTAAACTGAGGATCATCTGTAGGCTTTTTGCCTACTTTGCTTACGAATCTAAAAAACGGATCTTGCGGGATAGCTAACTCAGAGACTCGGTCTCCAAAGTTAAACTTTCTACGCATATCACCAGTATCTAAACTAGGACCTGAACCAGGACCATTACCGGCAACATCCGTTGCTGCTAGATTCGATAACTGAAATAAATCTGCCATCAGTTATCTCCTTTCGATTATTAATTAAGTTCGGAAAGGAGTATTAAATTTTATACCTTACCCGAACAGGTTGTCTATGTCCCCGTCAGAACCTAACAATGCGTCAAATACTTGATCACTGTTACTCTTTTCTGCACGAGGGCTATTTATTCCACCAACACTTGTAGGTATGTCTCTGACATTTTTCATCTGATTCATCATGTCTTGTTTAGTAGACTTAGCAACGTTTGCAGTTGTTGTGTCTTTGTTTACAAGATAATGAATATCTTCTAATGTCATCCGTCTATTTTTAGATGATTCCATCATTGCATTAAATTGCTCATCAGTCATATTATTCTTAGCTTTAAACTCTTCTGCCTCAACCTTCATACGTTGTTGCTGATTAGCCTGAGCATTTTGTTGCTCTTTTTGCTGAAGAATAGTATTGACTTTTTGATCAACTAATTGCTGCGTATAAGCTTCTTTAAGTTTAGCTGAGTCAGAGTTAGGGTCAGTCATTGCTTCTGTTTCATCAAAAACAAAATCTTCACCTAGACCAAGCTGCTCTTGCATGCTTTGCGCTGGTTTCCCACCATTTTCAAAATAGCCACGGACATGTTCTACAAGTCCATTATCGGTTTCCATTGCTTCGAGAACCGGTGTAAACGGACTGAGTCTATTCAACTCTTCCCGCATCCTAGTAGCCTCTCTACTAGAATCCTTATACCGCTTTTCCCAATCAACAGTGTTGCTAGATTCCGGAGCTTCTGTTTGGGTTGTCTCTTGAGTTACCTCTTGAGGGCCATTAAACTCTGGGGTTACCTGTTCACTTTGTTGGTCAACAATTCCACCATTTACTTGGGTTTCTAACCCATCAAAGAAGTCTTCAACCGAGCCATCGTCAGTAGCATTAAACATACCATCCGCTTCTGGGTTACCGCTTTTATTATCTTCCATGTTACTCTCCTTTTAGTTTCTATGTAACGTTGGAAAAGTTAAACATCCTCTTTAGTCTTTTCCAAATCTTTTATTATATTATTTAAAGAGTTCTTAAATTGCTTCTGTTCTACGTCAGATTGTAGCTTTCTCGTATTCCTAAGATGCTTCTGTTGCGCCTTAGTCTCATTATGCTCTTTATCCATCTCAGAACCAAGTCTATACTTCTGTTTGCTAATCTCTGTTTCAGCTGCTTGAACCTTACTCTTAATACCTGCTTGTACAACTTGACGCTCAAGTGTTTCGACAGTTCCTTCAGAGTTTTTAAGCTGTTCTTCAAGTTGTTGTATCTGTGATTGCATTTGTGAGTACATACTCTTACGCTTAACAATACTCTCTTTATTTTTAATATCTGTTTCTGCAAGTAATGCTATATCATCAATAACACCCATTTGCATATACTGTTTGAGCTCATCTAAATATGCCCATCTATTAACAGGCAATGTAGATCCAGCTATAATTCTTATATCAAACTTAGCAGCACCATAGTCATTAAACTTACCTATAGCTTCTCCTAAATCATTATACATAGGTACATTAATCTCTACTTGTCTTTCTTCGCTAATATTATTAGGTTGTACAACTCTAAATACTTTATTGCCAGTGTAAGTTGCTTGAGAGAATTGTGCTATTACACTACCTAATCTTTTAAGTCCAGGCTCTATAGAGTTTTTCATCCATTGTTTTACTCTGCGTGTACCATACTCATCCATAGCTAACATACCACGATACGTTTCATGCTGTGCAGATGTATCACCTTGCATAGCCCCATATATACCAGCTAAGTATTCCATGTCCTGTTTACCCTCATTTACAATGCCAAAAAATGCATTAGATAATGGGGCAGGTTGCACTGGCGTAGGAGCCATTGAACCAGGCCTTACTGGTAGTAACGCTCCAGGAGCACTTGAATATTGTTCCCAATAATCTGTATCAATACTTCCTTCTTCGTGTAACCATCGTAAGCTACTACCAAGAGAAGCATTGTGTATCATTAGTTGATGAGCTTTGTTCATCTCCCTCTGCTTACCAATTAATGGAGATACTGCAGAGATCGGGAACGGAGTACCTGTCCACTTAAAATGAAATGGAACTAGTGGGTACTCTGTAATTTGTTCAGGTAATACTTTTTCATAAAGTGTCACATCACCGGCAACGCACGATAACTTTATTCTATTTCCGTAGAATGTAGCTGTATCTACTATCATTTTAGAGAAAGTAGGGTCTTTAGATATAATGTTAAATTCTTTTTCTGATACAATCTTATTTTCTATCTGGGATATTTGTGCTTGCAAGTCACTAATCATTTGCTGTTCTGCTGTAGCTAATTGTTGCTCCATCATCTTAACAGCTTTTTGCATTTCTAATTCAAATCTTTCTGGTAGCATTTGACCGGCTTCAACAGCAGCTTGCATTTGCTTTTGTTGTTCCATAATCTGTACTTCCATCTCAGCTTTCATCTCAGCCATTTGAACTTGCACTTGTTGTTGTATCTGAGCTATTTGTTGCTCATTAGGTGGCATTCTGTAAAATACATTTACATAGCCAACTTTAATCTTTTCATATACTTCAAATAATTCTAATAGTGTGTCATTTTCCCCAGTAGCTTTGTAAGACTCTGATTGATTAATATCTTTATAAGTAAAGTCTTTTTGCATCTTTAGAGACTTTTCTGTATAATTATATTCAGTCTCTTGATTAGTAGTTGCTTTTCTTATTTTACTAACCATAGATGGAAACATTTTTTCTAAATGGCT